ATCTCACCACCATTCACATGAGTGAATCCAACTTTCATGTTTGCACGAGTACGGATAACCGGTTCAGCAACTGTATCAGCTAAATTGATAGCACGTAATGCTTTTCCATCACCTTCAGCATCGAATGCATAGATTAAGTTATCTTTCAATGTAGCAACGATTTTTGATGTTGTACCCATACCTGGACACAATACCATCTTGATACCTAAGTAAGAGAAATCCAATGCTTGAGTCAAGTTGGCTTGAGTATTCGCAGCAGCAACCGCAGCACGATATGCAGTAGCTACCGGTGAAGATACATAGATTCTCAAGTTCTCTTGGTTAGCGATAACCGCAGCAGGGATTGCAGCGTATACCAATGCCAATTTAGCAAGTACATTTGATGGAGTAACCGCAACTGGAGAAGCGATATCAATCACTGCTGAATCAGCAAGTAATGACTTCACATAACCATCACACAATGCAAGTGCAGCAACTTGTGATTCAGTGTCACCTAACCAACGTAATTTCTCAACGTTCTCAGCGATTGTTTTCGCCATTTCTCCCCAATAGTAATCCATGAAAGATGCAACAGTGAAATCACCATTTGAACCTTTTGTCATTTGTAATGACACGAATGACTGCTCCAATTGGAATTGACAAATCTCAGCCATTGCAGATAATCCACATACGTCTACCTCTACTGAAGCAAGTTCATCAGTTGAAGAGTTCCACCCACAGTTTTCGGCTTGCAACACTTGTCCGAATGTGACGTTGGAAATTTTCGTTTTGAATTTGATTCCAGGTAAAGTACGGTAGTTGTCAACCGTTTCCTCTTGTAAATACGCACGAGAATAGAATGCCTCGCTGTTTGCTTGTAATAATGCTGATGCATCAATATCCAAGTCGAATTTTAATTTTCTGCTCATTTTGTTTTGTTGTTAATTGTTAGTTATTTGTGTTTAAAAATTTACTCACTGCACTAAATTTGTCATGTGCTGACATTTTAGTTTTGTTGTCAGTTGCCTCAACTTCCGTTTCAGTAACCATCATCTCTTCCATTTGGTTGCGAAGGTCAGCAATCAATGCGATGATTGCTTTCTCTCTCTCCTCAAGAATCGGTGTAACGATTGCAAGGATAGCCTCTGAGTCCATTGCTGGATCAATTGCCATTTCTTCGTTCACTGCATCTTCTACAATTGGAGCTTCTTCCTCAACAACTGTTTCTTCCAATGCAACTTCTTCCATTGCAACTTCTTCCATTGCCTCTTCGGCAACCGGTGCATCCTTAATCTCAATGATTTCTCCATCTACAACAACGTAGATTTTGCCATCGATTAAGTGCTCCCCATCAGGTAATTTGTTCATGTTATATTTGTTTAATTGATTACTTAATTTCAACCCCAAGAATCCCTCGATTGAGAATCCAACTTGGTCATTGGCAACCAATTCAGCATAATACTCTTTATCAGTTATCTGAGCAGTCACCATCAACGTACCTTTTGGCACATCAATACCGAATGTACTGAAGGCCTTATCTTGTTTTGGATTGTCAACCACCCATGTTTCCAAGATATATGCCGGAACTGTTTTGGATGTGTCATGCTCCAGGTTAAATAGGTCACGATTTCGAAGGTCGCTCATGAACTTCTCATGAATCTTTGCGATGGTTTCCTCAGTGAACTGAACATAGTATTCACCTTGCTCGTTGTCCTTGCGGTATATCTCCATCGGTATCATTGCCGGTGCGGTGATTCGATACTTTAAGTCATCAGCGAACACCATTCGTTGTGCTTGTTCGAAGGCCATTCCTTTCACCTTTATTGCCGGTTGAGAAGTAAATGCAATCTGCTCAATCCCCAAATCTTCTCCATCGGAGTATTCGGGATCAATAGTGATTTTGTATATTGGCAAATCTTTGGTCATGTATATATTAAAAAAATTGTAAATTTGTTCATAAAACAATACACATGATAAAGATTTTTGACCGGGAAATCCCCAACCGAATGGATGAATTGACCATTGAACAATTCGAGAAGGTAACCGAAATCACCAACAACCAAGAGCTTGATAACATCGACCGATACATCAAGATTTTTGAATACTTCGGTGTGAAGGAATCCGAATGGGATGAGAATGAAGTGGAGTTATCCGACTTTATTGAGAAGGTGAAGGAATTCAACTCATCTAAATATGAGAAAAAGGATGCAGTTGAGTCGATTGAATTGGAAGGGTATACCTACCAAGCACAATTGAAGCTCTCAGTGAAGGATACCAAGATGATTGAGAAGTTGATTGGTCGCAAATCTAACAATTGGATAAGTGATTTGTTGGCATTGATGTTCAAACGAAGTGACCTTTCACCCACTGAACACTACGCTGAAGCACATTTGAAGCATAAATCAAAGCTATTCAAACAACTGAAAGCTGAAATCGCTATCCCTTACCTGGTATTTGTCACTGAAAAAATCGCATCCCATGCTCAATCTGAATCTCCCGAAGCAGTGGAGCCAAGTAACGATTGAACAATTCATTGAGATTAGGTCGTTAAACATTGAGGATGGAACATTGCAGTACAATACTGATTTGTTATCCATCCTCTGCGACCTTCCAATTGAGGACTTTGATGATATGGAATTCGATGAGCTCCAGGATATCACCAAACAATTGAAATGGATGACCTCAGAACCATCCAAACATTACAGTCATAAACTCGGTGAATTGAAACTCAAGCCATTTGTTGACATCACACTTGGTGAGTTTATCACACTTGAGGCATTCGTCACTGATGACTATATCAAGAACCTCCGCAACATATGTGCGATTCTCTACCGGAAGACATCCACTGATGAATGGGGGAATATTATCACTGAGCCATACAAGTTCAAATCAAGTGATCGTGTTCATCTCTTCGATGACTATCCCATCACCTCAGTATTCGGATTGATACCTGAGTATCTTCAATTTCGTCAAAACTTCCTTGACAGCCATTCCAATCTGATGACTGAATCATTCGATGATGATGATGAAGTTGTTGATTTGGAAGAACGCAAAGAGCAGGAAGAGGAAAAGAAATCATCCAAATGGGGATGGGAGCAATTGATATGGACCATGTGTAATGGTGACCTCTCAAAGTTCGATGCAATAACGGATACCAAATTGGTATTGATATTCAACTTCCTTGCAATGAGAAAAGAGTTGGAAATTTAATAATCCAATGCGTAATTGAATTCACCAAATAACGGATTGAAATCATAAATTACTTTCACTTTTTTACGAAGCAATCCACCAAGTTCCAAGATTGGATATTTTTGTGCCAGGTTGGAAACATATTGGCCATACATTTCAGATATCAATCCACTTTGCTCAAGTGCGGTGTTAAATTTACGGACCAAATGGAATGGAGCATTTGTCGCGGTACCGTTATTTAGATATCCGAAGTAATATGCTGCAAGAATTTCAATACGAATATTGCCTTCGGTTGATACTTTGGCATTGATACGCACCGAATCATACAAGGTTGATGTATCAATCAATGCCTCATCCTTGATAATCTTTTTCAATACATTAGCTACCTTCCTTCTCGTTGGGTATTTGATGTTGAATTCGCCTGTGTTCTTGTAAGCCATACTTATATATTAAGATTAATTGCCAATTTGTTCAGGAATTTGACAATCAGTCCATGAAGGTAGTACAAAAGTAATGTTCATCAACCATCCTGCCGCATAATCCAAGAGGTCATTGTTCAGCGGTGTGAATGTTGGGAATCCTTCCACATCAAAATCAGTATCGGTCAATGAAAATGTGTAATTCAAATACAGGTCATTCAATATTTGCTGAGTATCTGATAGAATTGTGGTGATATTCGCACGATCCTTTTGGATGATGTCAAAGCAATAGATGTTGAGATTGAATAAGTTTACGTTATCACTTGCAACTACGTCCACCGGCACAATATAAACCAATGGATACTGCTCATTTTTGGTTGCAAAGTTGAACAACTGCTCTTGAAAATCAGTGCCTACCTTTTTAACCTGGAGGTGTGCGTTGTAAAATGCGATGATTTCATCGGTCAATGCTTGGTAGGATATCATAATTGTGCTGATTTTTGGATTTTCAATATGTTGTTTTGAGTTTGAGTTATTTCCGTTTCGGAAACAACTGCCGTGACTGTGATATTCGTGTTGGTATCTTGACCTCCTCCTTGGTTATTTTGGGCATTGCCTTGACCGAATAAGTTACCAGGTACAAATGAAGGTACTGATGATTGAGCCGATGGAGTGGATTCACTCGGTGGTGCTACGTTACCGCCCCCGCCAACAGTTCCACCTCCACCACCATTCATGAACTTACCAATGGATGTTGCAACGATTGTTCCAATGGATGTTGCTGCACGAATCTTCGCACCTGCAATGGCAGCGGTTTTCAATGCTGCTCCACCATCAGGCAATAAGGACCAGGTTGGATTGGATGCGTATGCGGATATCTCTTTTTGAGTGTTCACGATTACTTGACCAATGGCAAGAGCTTTGTCAACCAAGAACAATGCATTCGCCACCTTTTTATTCTCTCCGGCAAGTGATCCAATTGCATCGAGTGTTCCTTTGACCGCACCAATCTTGGCATCGGCAAGTGCTTGGTCCGCAGCTTTGACCTCCTCATTGTATTTCTGAAGGTCTTGGAATGAGGCCATGTTTGCCTCGCCTTGCAACTGAAGTTTTTGAGTATTGGTCGCACTGATTCTCTTGACTGCATTGGCAGCACTTTCAATTTGAACCGTTTCCTCATTTGCTCCATCTGCCTTGCGAATATTATTCACCTCAAGATTCTTCGCGGTTTCCAATGCGGTCACATCTTGCTTATATTTCTTCGCCTCAGCAATCAGCTTGTCGTATTTGGCAATGGTATCATCAATCTCTTTTTGAGTTTGAGTTTTAGTTGAATCAACAACCAATTTGTTTGCAGTGGCAATCTCTGCCTGGATAGCTTTTACTCCATCCTTGTATGCCTTAGCTCTCGCCTCAGCATCTGCCTTCGCTTTTTCTTTCGCAGCATCTTCCTTTGCTTTTTGTTCTGCATCATCAGCGATTGCAATCAATGCACGATCTTTTCTTCCTGCCTTGATGATGTCATTCTCTGCGGTGATTTGCTCACGGAGTTTCTTGCGTTTCTCTGCGTTGTCAGCATTGGCAACTTTATTCAATGCAGCATATTCCTCTTGAGCTTTTTGTCTGCGGTATATCGCCTCTTTTTCAAGTGCTTTGGATTTGTCCAATTCAAGTTGAGTGGTATCCTTTCCTGCTGCCTTAGCTCTTGCAATCTCGATGTCATATTGATCACCAATCGCAGCGGTGCGTTTCTTGGATGACTCAATTGCCTTCTCATTCGCTTTACCAATCTTCTCTGCATTCTCCTCCGCAGCATATGATGTGAGCCCAAGCCAATCGGTCAAGTCCTTGAATCCTTGAATGAGGATATTGATTGGAATCATTAATGTTTGAATCACCTTATCAAGTACGCCAATCTTTTTCAAGAACAAAACAATTGCCACAACGATTGCAGTGATAACCGCAGCCAATAGGAATATTGGATTCATCAAGATTTGTGCTCCTAACTTCATGAATGTACTTCCAAGAGTGGTGACTGTTTTACCAAGTCCTTTCAATGCGGTACTTATCTCAGCCTTGCCAATTCCACCCATTACTTTTTGGAAGGTCTGAGCTTTGGTTGCAGCTTCCTCAAAATCCAATGACATGATTGAATCCTTTATACCTCCAAATGATGAAGATATCTGCTCAAATTTAGAACCTGAAGCAAAGACATTCACCGCATCATTAGCATCCTTAATCCTATCCGATACCTCTCCCGCCTTTTTAGCGAGTGCATCCATTTGAGCGGGATCACTAGCTTCGGCAATTGCCGCCTTTAATTGTTTTAACTGTGACTTGAGGGAACCTACCCCGTTTAACGTTAAGTCAATTGCTACCTCATTACTCATATGTTCGAATTTCTAATGGTGAATAGTTAAGCCTCCCATCGGTGTGTTGATGGTTGGATGTATTGGTTGTTCTCACTACCACATTGCCATCGGTGTTGATGTATGCGGTTGCGAGGTAGTCGTGTTCAGTGTTGCCAATAGTTACAAAGGTAGTCAATGTGTTTAATGGAATCAATGGCGTCCCAAGATACTCACCTTGAGCGGTGCGAGTCCAGGTGATTTGTCCAATCGTGTTGGAGAATTCAATCACTGTTGGTGCTGATGTGCTTAATTGGTTGAGCAATGCAACATATCCTCTCGTTTGGAAGGTGATTCCGTTGATTTGCGGAGTTATTATTCCATCTTGATTCAATACCTTACCATCACCAATTACAACCCCTCTGAGTCCCGTTCCAATAATGTTGCCGGTGCCCTTCACGATGACATCATCACCGCTCAAATTCCCATTGGACTGAACTGATTTGGTCACCATCGTTGACTCAACTGCATCAACTGATGTAATTGGTGAGGTTGGCGTACCTGGTTTAGTTTGGAATGGTGCCAATTCGATATCCGAATCAACTGAAATCAATCCAACTTTGGTTGGTGCTGATGTGTTCGCATCGTAATCAATAACCTGGTTGATATTCCACCATGAATTGTCAATGCGAATCTTGTCATTCAATAGCAATGTTTGGATATCACCCTCCTTCAAATCGAAGTATGCAGTGAGCATCTTCCCGACATTGATTTGGTTGACTGTTCTCCTCCAATATGTATTGTAAAGGTTGTTTGAAGTTAATGTCTGAGGTGAATAGTAATAGTAATCACAAGTACCGAAGTTAATATCAAAGGTTGGATTGACTGCATTATCAAAGTGGCCAATCATTGGATATGTCGTGTTGTTGAATACTCCGGTTGTGCCATACTCAACCAATCCCCATGAGCCACAAGTTTGAACACCTCCATCGTAAAGGATACGGATGTTTGTCTTGGGAGCTTCACCATCCAGGATTGGAACATATCCATTGATGCTGTTCAATATCACCGGAGTTGGTGAGAAGATGAGCTCCTTGGTATCGGTATCCTTCACATATTCATTGTCAAAGGTATACTCAATTTGACCATATATCTCATCAGTCATCTGAGTGTATACCGTATTGGCTGAATCGGTATCGGCCTTATATGTGAGTTTT